ATTCGTTTGTTTTATTAGCTACTTCTTTTATTAATTCTGCGCCAACAGCAGGAAGTTTTTCTCTTAAATTAATAGAACGAGCAACTGTTACCCCGTCTTTTGTTATGATTGGCGAACTTTGCCCAGAGTCTATTATTACATTTTGTCCACTTGGACCCATTGTTGAACGTACTGCATCCGATAAAATCTTTGCTCCCTTTAATAACTCCTTTTGAGCATCAGAACCAAAATGAACCTGTTGTATATTTTTTTGTTCTTTATCCATGTTTATTCAACTATTTCTTCTTGTTCGGGTGACATCATTAATTCTTTAAGTCTATCTCTGAATTCTTCTTTAGAAGTGACATTTTCCATCTGTTGTTTTATTAAAGCACTTGAAGCTTCATCGGGTTGTTTCATTGCGACTGATTCTTTTTTATACCAATCTAAAGATCTGTTTTGGGCTTGAACAACAAGTTGTTGTATATAATCATTCAATCTTGTTCTCAAGATATTTGAAGCTTCTTCAAGACTTCCATAAATCTCGGAATTAATTTCATTAGTATTAATAATCTGAGCATTGCCCTCTGGTCCTATTTTCATTTTCCATGAAACAGAATTTCCACTTAGGGTCTCTATTATTGCTTTTTCTACTACAATTCCTGGAATAATGGATTCTTTTTTATCAGATAAAATATAAACCAATTGTCCTATTTCAAAATTTTTTTTCATTTAACCTCTAATCAAGAATTTTTATTTCCAGATAGTTGTTTAATATATTCTTCTGTTAAAACTAGAATTGTTTCTCCAGTAGCTTTCCTATCATATGGAGTCAAATCCATTGATTCTAAATGTTTTTTTAACTTAGTTTCATTTTCATAACCACCATATGTTCTTACCATATAAAGAATTTTTTCTATTACGTTTTTATGTACCCTCATATTTTTACTCAATTTCTTTCTTGTTTGATTTTACTAGCTTCTATATTTTTACTTACTTTGTCTAATATCTTTTGGCCTTTTACGGCAGCTTGTTTTAATGGCTCCATACCAATTGACATTCTAACAATATCATTTATCTCAGGGGTAAGTTTTTCTTTTAACAATTCTAAATCAACAAACTTATGAGGAATTTGATCTACTATTGGTACTGGTTCGCCATTTGGTCCAGGTTCGGTTTCTCCAGAATGTTTATATTCGAAAATGAATATTACTGGTGGCATTTTTTTATCTTTTTGAATTTCTATAAAAGGAATTGGGTTTGGATTCATTCCAGGTTGTGGTTCTTCATATACTATATGAGGAATATCATACTTTTCTTGATTTTTTGCCATATTGATTCTATTTTCCTTATTTTAATTTTTTTAAATTTTGTTGATAAACGCTTTATCAATAAGTTTATTTTTAATAGATTTTAGGAATTTGTATTATAAAATGTAATATCAAGACGATTATCAGATTTTGTAACAGGAATTATATAAATTAAATCTTTTATATTTTCCTTTTCTAGAAATAGTGGTGGTTCTCTTTTTAGAGTAAGATTAATATCTTCTATATATTTTGGAATATCTTTAGAGGCTACCTTTTCTACGTTAACATAATATGTTCTATTCATTATTATCATATCAAGAATCTCCTTCTAAGATAACACAATAACTTTCAAAGGCATCCTTGTGGGATACTTTTTTCATTATTTTATGAACTCTTAAAGCTGCTTTTAATTCTTTAATATCTATTTTTGATTCATACTCTTCAAATAGTTCTTTGCGATTTTCATTTAAAAGTTCAATTTCATGCTCAAGAGATTCAAGTTTTTCAATGAAATCTTTAACTATTGGTTTTAAATCTGTGATTGATGAAGGGAAGATGTCTGTGTTTTTGCTCATATTTTTTTCTCCGTTTAATAGAGTAAACTATAACACACGGAAAAAACCAATATACCTTGTTGTTTGTTGGCTTATGATTGTTTTAAAATAATAGCAACTTCATCTTTAATTTGAGGATCTTTAGCTGCCAACTTTTCAAGTTCTTTTTTATAAAAATCTTTATAATCTTTTTTTATTTCAACCAAGGCTTGTTCATAAGCAGATTTCAAACCTGCATCTTTTTCCTTGGGAGTTTTTAATTCTTTATTTTTATTAATATCTATATTAATGCTATTTTTGATTTTATCAACAACTTGATTTCCACCCAAAATAGCAGTAAGTTCAGGATCATCTATTGATGTAATTGAATCTATTTTTTTTATTTTTTCTACCCAGGTTTGCATTCCTGTTTTTTTAATATCCAATAAAATTGGACTTGATTGTAGTTTGGCTGCAAAACTAGGATCTTGTAATAATTGCTGCAATTCAGCAGTCATATTTTGCATTTGATCTGGTTGTTCTAGAAGTTTGCTTTTATTATATCTAGATTCTCCCATTCCGCCACCATAGCCGCCACCAGAATCACCACCTCCAATACCTCCATAGCCACCACCATAACTTCCACCTCCACCACCACCTTGCCAGCCATATGGACTTTGTGGCATTGCTAATGGCGCAGTAGCAGAAGAATATCGTTGCCTAATTGAAGTGAGCCTTGGATCACCTCCTGATATTACTTCCATAGCTCTTAAAGCAGTTTCGGGAGCAGCAAATAGTAATTTTTGTCCTAACATAAGCTCAGGATGCAACAAGAACATCATTCCCCACAAGTCTCTACTTTTCAAAGCATCAAATACATCTTTCAGTTCTTTTTCATATTTTTTTTCAACCGAACCTAATTTGTTGTTCCAGTCAATCATAAATTGTTCATAATTAAATCTTAGTCCAGGTATAAGCAAAGAAGGAATTTGTGCCACTATTCCTCTTGCTAATTCTTTTGCTGAGGCAAATGCATTTTCAGCAGAGTACATTCCTGTTTTGAGTACGGTTTTGAGTGGATCAAGAAATATACCCGCGACGGTATCCTCGGTAATTAAATCAATATAAGCTTTAAGATCTTGTTCATTTATTGATTGTTTTTTTTCTTTTTTCATTATATTCCATTAATGCCCAATATCTTGGTGGCCGTTCGTCTTCGGTTTTATGTAATCTTGTTTTGTCTATAAATAATACAACACCTGTTATTTGTTCCCAATAATTTATAACTGAATTATCGAAATCATTTATAAAAAACTTTTTACTAGTCTTGTGTCTTCTGGAAAAATTGTGTCTTTCTTCGATTGGCAAGCAATTTATAAGTTCTTTTTTTATTCTAAACCAATCATTTGTACTGTCTTCAATATAAGAAGCAACAAATTGAATTTTGTTTTTTATATCTTTTGTCAATAAATCATTCATAACAATAAATACTTATACAATGATATAAATAATGGTAAAGTATAAATATGGCAAATGAAAAAGAAAATTTATTTTTTCAAAGATTAACAAGATTATTCCGTTCTGGACCAGCTATTCAAAGAAAAATAAAAGGTTTAGATTATAAAAATTATTATGATAAAAATTTAATTCAAAATAATTTAGGTTACAGAAGCTTATCTCCTTTTGGTAAAGAATCCTCTCCTTTTAGTGTTCTTGGTGCATATGGTATTATGGATAGAATGGCAAGATACTCAGAGTTTTCGGAAATGGAACAATGTTTACATGCCGATACACTAATTGCGGTTCCTGGAGGATTTAAAACTATTAAAGAATTATCTGATGAATATGGGATTGAAAAAGAATTCGTTGTTTATTCATACGATCATAACAAAAAATCAATAGTCGCAGCAACTGCAAAACAGGCTAGAAAAACTCGTGAAGAACATATGTTTAAAGTTGTTTTCGACAACGGTAAACATATTATAGGAACAGAAGATCACAAGCTTTTGAAGCGTAGTGGAATTTATTGTAGAATAAAAGATTTAAATCCCGGTGATGCCATGATGCCTTTTTATAAAAAGCATTATGTTAGAGATCAAGATAAAAAAGATCATTATTATGAAATGATTTATACTATGGATTCAAGGTTTAAAACAGGATGGCAACCAGAACATAGAATATTAGCCGAGTTTGCTTTGGAAAGAAATTTAAATTGGGATGAGGTAGTTCATCATATAAATTTTATATCAAATGATAATTCTTTAGAAAACTTAACAGTTATGAAAAAAAATGATCATGATGACTATCATAGTAAAATATTAAATACAAAAAAATGGTCAAATGATAATATTGAATGGATTTTAAAATTTAAAAAAGAACATTCAAAGTTCATGATTGAAAATAATCCTGCTGAGCGTAAAGATATTACATTTGGAAGAATTTTGCAATGGTGTGAAGAAAATGAATTTAATTTAGATAAATTATCTATCGCATTCAACACAGACAGTAATGTCATATATAATAGATTGAAATCCAAAGGGTATAATAATTTCACTGTTTTTGCCTCGTCTTATGTACAAAATTGGAAAAACAATGGACAAAATAATAATGGAAATAAAAATCCAAGATTTATTAAATCTTTAACTTTTGAGAATATTTGTAATGTTTATACTCCAAATATGACAAATAAACAATTAGCTGACGTGTTTAATGTTTCAAACGTTGCTATTAAAAACAGATTGGCCTCTAATGGGTTTTCGTCTTGGAATTCTTTTGTAAACAATTATGAAAATATGAAAGTGGTATCTGTTGAATATTATGGATACGGTCCTGTCTATGATTTAACTGTTGATAAATACAAAAACTTCGCGACTGATACTGTTGTTTCTCACAATACTCCCGAGATAGCTACTGCCCTAAATATTTATGCTGATGAAACATGTGCAACAGATGAAAAAGGAAGATGTTTTCATATTTTCTCTGAGGATGCCAATGTTAGAAAAGCTCTTGAAGAACTTTTTTATGACACTTTAAATGTAGAATTTAATTTAAGATCTTGGACTAGAAATCTAGTAAAATACGGAGACTTGTTTTTATATAACGAAGTAGTACCAGAGGTTGGTATTATAAATGCAAATCCAATACCTGTTGATCAAATTGAAAGAGAAGAAGGTTGGAGTCAAGCCGATCCTTACGCAATTAGATTTAAATGGCTAACAAGAGGTAATAAAATTTTAGAAAATTGGCAGATGACTCATTTTAGAATAATGGGCAATGATCTGTTCTTGCCTTATGGGACATCCTTGTTAGATCCTGCTAGACGCATATGGAGACAGCTTTGTCATAAAAAGGGAACTCTTGTTTGGGTAAAAAACATTGGATATAAAAAAATTGAAGATGTTGTAAAAGGAGATATTGTTTATTCTTATAATGCAGATACAAGAAGTCTTGTAGAAACAAAAGTAAAACATTCTGTTCCAATGGGAGAACAAAGAATTGTAAAAGTAAAAACAACGCACAGAACAATATTTGTAACGCCAAATCATGGATTAATGGTTAAAGATAAACTGGGAAATCAATATTATAAAAAAGCAGAGGATTTAATCTGCACATTGGGTAAGGGCGGATTTAGAAGTACAACATGTGATTCGCTTATTTTACCAATTATAAAAAATGGAAATACCAGCATTAAACATGCTCTAGATCCGCAAAAATATTCAATAAAACTTAATGAAAAATGCGATTATGAGTCCAGTGGTATTATTTCTAGTTTAAAATTACTAAAATTAAATACCTCAATTAAAAACACTCATAGTTTCTTGCAAGGAAATAAAAAAATATTATATAGTGATTATTTAAAATTAAAAAATATAATTGATTTTTCGAATGTTGAAAAAGAAGTATTTGTAAAAAAATCACTTAAAAAATCATGTTTATTTAAAAACGATGTTATGGAAATAACATTAGATAAATCATTTTTTAGATTATTTGGATTCATGCTTGGAGATGGTTGGGTTAATAAATGCTCTACCGGAATTGCTTTGTCTGTTTATCCCGAACAAAACGATTACTATATTAATTTATTTAACGAGACACTTGGAATGACAGGAGTGGAAACGAATAAAAAAGGCACCTTGTCTTCTAAAGTTGTGTTTTCTTCTAAAGAGACGGCAGAATTATTTAGAGATCTAGGATTTAAAACCGGATTTGCTAATAAACGAATACCTTCGTGGGTTTATAATTTAGACCAAGAAAGTAAAATTGAATTAATAAAAGGATTATATGATGCAGATGGTCATCGTAATGGCGGAAAAATACAATTAGCCAACGAAGATTTAATAAAAGATTTACATGTGTTGTGTCAACAATCTGGCCTTCATGTAGGAAAAATTAGAAAAATTGAAGGAAGCATTGCTTATGATAAATCATTTGATAAAATTGTTGACAGAAAAGATTCATATGCGATTTATATTAATTGGGAAAAATTAAATAAAGAGACTATCTTTGAAAAGGTTATATCTGTAACTGAGGACGAAAGGGACGAAACTTTTGATTTAGAAGTTGATCATGAATTGCATAATTTTGTTGCTAATGGAATTGTAACTCATAATACAATGATAGAAGATGCAATGTTAACATATCGCGTCGTTAGGTCGCCAGAACGAAGAGTGTTTTATATTGACATAGGTAATATTGCTCCAAATGATGTTCCTACTTATATGGAGGCAGCAAAAGCTGCCCTGAGATCAAATTCTCAAATTGATAAAATAAACGGAAGACAAGATTATAGATATAATCCCGTTGCTATTGATGAAGATTATTTCATACCAGTAAGAGGAGAAGCGAAAGGAACTAAAATTGAAACATTAGCTGGTGGCCAACATGTTTCAGCTACAGAGGATGTGGAATATATACAGAAGAAATTGTTTTCAGCGTTACAAGTCCCAAGGGCATATTTGGGTTATGACGAAGCAATTGGAAGTAAAGCTACATTGGCACAAGAAGATATAAGGTTTTCTAGAACTATTAATATTTTACAAAAAATTATCATAGCCGAACTGAATAAGATGGCCATGATACATTTATATTCAAAAGGATTTGACGGAGAAGATCTTGTTAATTTTGAATTATTTCTTTCAAATCCTTCTTCAATAGCTCTGCAACAAAAATTAGCATTGTGGGCAGATAGATTTGATATTGTAACAAAAGCGAAAGAAAGCGGCATTGTAACTGAAGAATGGTTGCAACAAGAAATTCTTGGAATGACAAAAGAAGAAATAAATTCAAGTAAAATTAAACGAAAAGAAGAAAAACTTTATTTGGCTGAACTAGAATCTATTGCAGTACAAGAACAACAACCAAGAGAGTCTACCACAGATCCTTTTGATGGGACAAATTACGATGTACCAGGCAAACAAATTCCAAAAGAAAAAACAAATTATAATGACTTAAACGATGAAGAATTACTTAAAAGTATTTCTAAATTTGATTTAGATGGAAATGTTATAAGACTAGAATTGCCTCCAAATAAAACACCTATTAATGCAACTCCACAAGCTACAAGAATGAAAAGAAATAGCAAGAGAAGAGTAGGCATGGGAGGAATTGAGAATTTAGCCATGCCAGATTTTGCTAGAATGGTTAACTATAATAAATCTAAATCTCTTAATGACGCGACTGATAGTGAGTTTTTGAAAAACCCATTTAAAGAAAGCAATGATTATTCAAAATTACGTGTTATTCCAGAATTTTCAAAGGAAATGAAAAAGATATTTAAAAGATTAGATGAAATGTTTCCTGATCTGGACAAAACTAAAAACAAACTTTTAACTGAAGAAATTGATAAAAAATTGGAAAATGAGTTTAATAATGAGTTTTTTGAATTAAAAAAATGATTTTTTATATAAAACACTGAAACTAAAATCTAATTAGCTTGTAGGGAAAGTTAAATTATGTTGCATCATAACAAAAAACGTAACGTTGGATTAATCAATGAATTCTTTGCAAGGGAAATTGCTAAGAATATTATTGATAAAAATTATGAAGCAATGAATAAAGCTAAATCTTTATATAAAAAATATTTTTATGAAGGTTCAGAGCTGGCAACAGAAAACTATTTGTTTGGTGTTTTATATACAACAAACGTTTCCAACAAGCAAACTGCATATTCTTTAATTGAAAAAGTCAAAGAACGCTGTAAAAAACAAAACGTTGAAAACTTGAACAAAGAAAAAACAAAATTTATTCATGAAATAAATATGAATTTGCAAAGTAAAAGTTTTTTTGAACAACTTATTCCAGATTTCAGAACACAGGCAACAATTCAAGTTTTATTAAATACCTGGAGAGAAACGACATTTTCCGAAAGTTTGTCTGATGTTGCGAAACTAGAAGATAGTTTATTAGAACATTTAACTTTGAATAAAGTAGAATCTTTAAATGAAGATGTTTTTGAAATGACTAATGAAGATATTGATTCGCTAGTCGTTAATATTATGATTGAAAAATTTAATGAAAAATATTTTGATTTATTATCCGAGGAACAAAGAACTATAATTTCAAATTATGTTTTGTCGGATTATGGTACTTCTAAATTAACTCTTGTCGAGTCGCTTACAACATTAAGAACAAAAACTTTAGCACTTATAGAACAAGTAAATGCTAAAAAACTAATTGGTAAAGAAAAATTAGAAGAGGGTCTTAGTAAAAAACTTGTTGGAATAAAAAATCTTTTATTAAATGAATACAAAGACACAACAAAACTAGATGAAAACACTATAACATTTTATATGCAACTAACTGAAATGCAAAAGGAATTAGAAAATGTCTGAAGACAAAAAGATTTATCTTTTAAAAGAAACAGCGGAATTTAATTTCGTAAAAGAAACAGATGAAAAGGGAAGTCCTAAAGTTTCTTCTTATGGAAATATGTTGGTTAAGGGAATTTTGCAAAAAGCAGATACTTTAAATCAAAATGGAAGAATTTATCCTAAGGATATTCTTGAAAAAGAAGTAGAAAACTATAGAAAACTTATTAAGGAACGTCGAGCACTAGGAGAATGTGTAGACGATCAAACGGAAATTTTAACATATAATGGATGGAAATTAATAAAAGATATTTCTTCTAATGAAAAAATTTATACATTAAATCTCCAAACCGAAGAAATACAGCTTCAAAAAATTCAAAGAAAAGTTGAAATGGATTTTAATGGAAAAATGATTCGATTTTCAAATGATGAAAAAATTGATATGCAACTTACACCAAATCATAAAATGATTGTGTGGGATAAGAAACACAAACCATATAAAATATTAGCAAAAGATGCTATGGAAAATAATCTTAATAAAAATTCCATTTTTAGTCATTCTTATGTTGAAGAATTTTCACATTGTAAAACAAAATCCACAAACAGGTTTCAGATAAATTATATAGAACATGTAAATTTGAAAGTAGAAACAGTCCCATATAAAGGAAAAGTATATTGTGTAACTGTTCCAAATGGAACTTGGATGATGAGAAGAAATGGAAAAATGTCTTGGACCGGAAATTGTGATCATGCTGAAGAAGCCGTGGTTAACTTAAAACATACTTCTCATGTAATAACAGATATTTGGTGGGAAGGAAATGAAGTTTGGGGTCAAATAGAAATACTTGAAGACATGATTCAAGGACAACAAATAAAAACTTTATTTAAAAATGGAATCAAAGTCGGCATTTCATCAAGAGCAATTGGATCTGTTAAAACAATGGGTGGTGTAAATTATGTTCAAGAAGATCTCCAATTAATTTGTTGGGACTTTGTATCTGAGCCAAGCACACCAGGAGCTTTCATGTTTGCGGAAGCAAGACAATTATCAAATTTTGAATTAAAAAAACTTCAAGACAGTTTAAGTAAAACTGACAAAATTAATAGAATAGCAAATGATTTGTTAGGAATTAAAAAAATATGAAGTTTTCAAAATCACAATTTAAAAGTTTAATGAAAGAATGTTTGTCTGATCTTATCACAGAAGGAGCTTTTGATAAACATTTAGAAAAAATAGTTGAATCAAAAGTTGGTTCTTCTAAATCAAATGTTCTTTCATTAACAGAAGCGTCCGATAGAAAAGCCTTTGCACAAAAGCTTATTAAAGATATGGTTGTACCAAAAAATAATGCTTTGGCAGCAGCAATGTTAGAGGTTGCCGAGGGGCTTCCAGAAAAAATGTTATTAGAACAAGGACACGCATTACCACAGCAAATTAAAGTAGAAGAAAACCAATTAGATACTTTAAGTGGTGGAGATGTTTCTAAGTGGGCTCATTTAGCATTTAATAAAAAAGGAAATTAATTAGAAACACTAATATTTATCTAATTGAAAAGGGTCAAAAGAAAAAATGCCTACACACAAACAAATAAAAGTCGAGCCACCTGCTAGTACATTCAAGATGGGAAGCAGTGATACTGGTGATCTTAAAATATTATATCCAGGTTCTCCTGTTAATGATGGAACCTTGTCGGACGCTATAACAGAGGTAATGTTTGAAGATATGAATCAAGCACCTGTTTTAAATGATGGCGGTCACACATTTGGTACGGTAAATCGTGATTATCAAGATTCACCAAATCTTGAAGAGGTTATTGTAGGTGGTGGCGGTTTGCCTGGTTCTCCTTATGCTCCAAACATAGCGGTTGCTGCTACAGAACCACATAATCCACGAAATATACCTGCTGCTGGTGCAGAAATTACACAAAAACGCCAAGGTGGTGGTGGTGCTTTTCTAGGAGACGGACTTCTTTCTCCAAACAAAACATCAGAAAAAATAGGGAAAAGAAAAATTGGTGATTTAATTTTCGGTAAATCTACCAGTGAATGAAGTAATTACTATCGAGGTTTATAATGTCTGAACTTTTAAAAGAAGCCGTACTAGAAGCAAAAAAATTAAAAGAAGTAGCTGAACTTGATGCAAAAAATCGAGTTATAGAAGCTATTTCTCCTGTTATAAAAAAAATGATAGCTGAAGAAGTTTCTGGTGTTGATAAAGCAGAATTTCTATTTCAAGAACAAGATGAACAACCATTAAGTGGTCAACCAGCGGTTCCTGCACCTGTTGATCCTACGGCAACTAGCCCAAATCCAGTTCCCTCAACAGATCCTTCTATAGTGCCAACAGTAAGCCCAGAAACAAATTCAGCATTACCTATAACTCCAACTGGCGGTAATATGATGGATTTTCCCGTGCCTGGTCCAGATGGATTAATTCTTGGTTTTGATCAATTGTTTGCGATGGGAAACAATAGCGAACCACTGAACGACATTTCAATGGCTACTGACACATCGGGACAAGTTCCTCCAATAAACCCACTAGAACAAACGCCAGAGGCCCCAGTGACAGATTTGGTACCAGGAGAAGAAAATCCTGCGCTTCCACCAGATACTTCTTTGCCCACAGATGCTTCTGCTCAAATACCTCAACAAACTCCTTCTATTGGAGAATCTGTTGCGATTGATTTATTTAAAAAAGAAATAGGACTAGTGGCGGAAAAGATTGGATATGTATATTTTAGAAAATCTGTTCCATCAATTGTTAAGGAAAATATAAAGTCAAAACTATTTAATCTATGTGAAAAATTAGATTTATTAGAGGAAAACTGCATTTTAAATCCAAAACAAGCAAGATTAGTTGAAAATAAATTAAATTTTTTGTTCCAAAAATTGGAAGAAGCCGAAACAGCTAATATTTATGAGGTAATAGAAGGAGATACAATGTCTAAAAGACTAGAAGAATTCGCAGCAAAACTTTTTGAAGAAGAAACAACCCCAGCAGGTAAAACAAAATATCAAACCATGAAGGAAGATCTTTTAGGCGAAAACGCGCCAGCGTCTTCAGCTTTTGGAGATGGTAAAAAAGCTTCTGGCGCTGAGACAGAATCAAAAGACGTTCATAACCCAGATGCACTTGCTGATGAAGAAGGAGATAATTCAATTCTTGAAAATGCTCCAGCGTCTTCAGCTTTTGGAGATGGTAAAAAAGCTTCTGGTGCTCAAACAGCATCACCAGATGTTCACAACCCTAATGCCCTCGCTGATGAAGAAGGAGATAATTCAATTCTTGAAATTAACGACACAGAACTACAAGAAGCTGTTCGTAAACTTAAAAGAGAATCTATCCTTCGTAAAGTAAAAGCTCTTCGTGAAAATGCTTCACTGGATAACACAAAAGCAGACGAAGAAGATACTGGCCTTGAAAAAGGCGCACCAAAGAAAAAAGCTTCCGAAGCACATAAAACTGTTGACGCAAATAACCCAAAAGCTAAAAAACCAATGGTAAAAGAATGTGACATGATGGATGACGATGTAAGTTTAATGGGAGATGATGATTCGCTTGAAGTAGGAGACGTAGACGTTTCTGATGATGGCGAAGTAGAATTAACATTTAAAATCGATATTGCAACACTTGAAAAACTTTTAGCTGATGCTGAAGATGATGGTGAAGTTGATATCAATGTTGCTGATATGGCATCCGAAGAAGACGACGAAGATTCAGATGATGACGACACACTTGAAATCACTGATGACGAAGACTCAGACGAAGATGATACACTTGAAATCGTTGACGACGAAGATTCAGATGAAGAAGAAGATTCGGACGAAGATTCAGAAGATGAAGATTCTGATGAAGACGATGACAAAAATAAAATTTTGATGGATGATGAGTCCGTTAAAGAAAAGGCTTGGGAGTCTGTTTCTAGAAAAAACAAAATGACCAAGGCTTTGAAAGAAAATGCTCAAAAAGCTATAAGAGTTCTTGAGGCACAACTTGTTGAAAATCAACTTTTGACAGCCAAAGCTCTTTATTTAAATAAATTCTCTATGAGAGAAGACCTTTCGAGAAAACAGAAGCAGAAAATTGCCGAGTACCTTGATAGGGCATCAACACTTACAGAAGCCAAAGAGACCTACAGTAAAATAAAATCTGTACTTGATGAATCGGCTACTACAAGAAAAGAAACAGGATCGTCAGCTAGATCAGTTTCTTCTGGTAGTTCTTCGATGATTAAAGAATCGGTCGAACGTGAAAACACAGTAGATGTAAGTAGATGGGCAACGCTAGCTGGAATTAAGAAAACTAAATAATACTTAAATAAAGGAATAAAGGAAATAAAAAAATGTCAAAAGTTTCAATTACACAATTAATGTTAGAGGCGAAAACTAAATCGCTTGGTTCAGATATGCCTCGTATCTCAAATAGATGGGAAAAAACAGGTCTTTTGGAAGGTCTTCGCGGCCAGACTAAAGATAACATGGCTCGTCTTCTTGAAAACCAATGCGGAGAACTAATCAAAGAGTCAAATTCTCTTTCAACTGGTGGTGCAGGATTAGTTAGCTCGGGTCAAGTCGCTGGATTTACCAACGTGGCGTTTCCAATTGTACGTAGAGTTTTCGCTGGTCTAATCGCCAACGATATCGTCTCAGTACAACCAATGTCACTTCCAAACGGACTTTTGTTTTATCTTGATTACACCTATGGTTCAAACGTTGGTGGTGATGCTGGAGTTAATCTCTCAGCTGCATCGGCTAACGAAACCTACACCAGAGGTCAATCAGTTTATAACAATCCAGCTGGTGCCGCTGTTCGCAGTGGTTCGTTTGCCACTGGTGGTCAATATGACTTGGTAGGAACAGGATTCTCGAAAGTCCACAAACAATCTCTTGCACTTAACTCAACTGCTGATGCAGTCGGTTATTGGGCATCAGGTTCAATCTGGACTGCTGGTGCAACAGTCGATACAGCAACATCCTTCACAGGATACAATGCTCGTTTCGCTGGTTTCGACTCGGCTGTTCAAACTGATCTAAGTTTAAATGTACTTGATTATTGTTTCGTTCACGTTTCGGCTTCGGAATTCACAGCCAATATTGGTGGAGCAGATCTCAACTCAGTTGAACAAATTGCTCTAACTGGTTTTGGTAACGGAATCGGAAGTGCCCTAGAATGGGGAACTGGATATCAACAAGGTACTGGGGTTTTGAATCTACGTAAATATAATAAACGCGGTAGTTTCAATTCGGCCACAGGCATCTTTGCTCCAGATCCACTAGGCGGAACCCACGTTCAGTTTGTTATTAAAATTGCAAATGGTGGTACAGTTCCTGCTCCTGTAGGTTCGGCATCAACCAGAGTAACAGCTTCAGCAGCTATTTCTGATGCACTCTCGGTCAACAGCGATGGTTCAACTCTTACTATTCCAAGCTTCGAAACTGATTTCAATTTCGATGCTTCTCCAAGAATGGCCGAAGTTGATATCAAAATTGAATCAGTTGCAGTAACAGCAACAACTCGTAAACTACGTGCTCGTTGGTCGCCAGAAATGGCACAAGATATGACTGCTTATTTCAACATCGACATCGAAGTTGAATTAACAAATATCTTATCAGAAATGATTACTCTTGAAATCGATAGAGAAATTCTTAATGATCTTCTTACCCAAGCTACCGCTGCAAACCTTTACTGGTCGCGCGCTCCTGGTAAAATGGTTAACAAGTACACTGGTTCAGAATCACAACACTCAAACGTTCTTTCTCCTGGTCCAACAGCGTATGTGAACATTCAAGAATGGTATCAAACATTACTTGAAACAATTACAGATGCTGCCAACACCATCTACAAGAAAACCCTTCGTGGTTCAGGTAACTTTGTCGTAACTTCACCAGCAGTTTGTACAATTCTTGAACACTTAACAACATACAAGGCTCAATTTAAGATTGATGGCGATGGCCAAGTTTCAAACACAATGGCAATTGGCGCAGAATCAGTTGGTACCTTGAACAACAGATACACAGTATACAAAGATCCATATTTCCCAGAAAACAAGATCCTAGTCGGTCTTAAGGGTAATACATTCCTTGAAACTGGTTATGTGTATGCACCATACGTTCCACTTATCCTAACACCTGTTATTTACAGTCAAGAGGATTTCGTCCCTAGGAAGGGAATAATGACCCGTTATGGCAAAAAGATGGTTCGTGCAGATTATTACGCAACAATTACTATCATGGATATGAACACCATCTGATAGAAACTGCCTTAAAAATAGATAGATTGTAAAGGAGAGCCGGGAATGCCAGCTCTCCTTTATTTTTTCTTTTTTTTAATTAAACTATAATAATTAATTTATTTTGTTAAATAATACTTAAGAAGGTGTCTTGACTGGGTATGGAACTTGGTTTAAAGAACATTTTTTTGATATAATATGTTAATATGAATAAAGCAATAAAGATACTAAAAATTAAATTAAACTATGATAAAAAAATAAGTTTGTTTATTGAAAACGAATTCAATTCAATTGAACAAGCCAATGAAAACGAAGGAATCAAAACAATATTAAAAGCTACAGAAGAAAATGAGAAATTTCAATTTTCTTACAGAAACAATTATCTTTTTTTTAAAAAAGATTGGTTTAAAGAAAATGCTGCTTTATTCTTAGAAGAGTTAAATAATGCAAAAAACAACAAGTGTTTTTTGTGTAATCAAATTTATTTTACGTCTAAAGGACTTTCTTCACATATTCAATTTGATCACAAAATGACTTCGGAAGATTATACTGTTTTGGGTTTATATGAAAACACAAGACCAATTTGTAAGTTTGATGAATGTAATAATATAACAAGATATACTTCGTTTTCTTTTAAAGAATTTTGTAAAGAACATGCAAAAGAAGCTATGAAAGTAGGAGGTAAACTTGGTGGAATAAGTGAAGCCTGGAATAAAGGAAAAACAAAATTAGATGATCCTAGAATTCTTAAACAATCTTTGGAGGCAAGCGGAGAAAGAAATCATTTTTATGGAAAAACACATTCAGAAGAAACTGTTGCTTTATTGTCTAAACAAAGACTATTAACCAAAGAACAAATAGAATTAAGATTATTAAAAAGAGCCAAGGATTTTTCTTTTAATTTTGATCATAACAAATATCATTCAAGACAGAATCAAAAAATAGAATGCGTATGCAATATATGTAGTAAAAAATGGATGAAAACTTTGGTTGCTATAGAGCGAGGTTCTATGTGTGGTTATTGTTATCCGTTTACAACCTCTAGAGCAGAGGTTGATATAGGAGACTATGTTCAATCTTTGGGATTCAATATAGTGAGAAATGATAGAAAAATAATATCTCCAAAAGAAATAGATGTTGTTATTGAAGAAAAAAACTTTGCTATAGAATATAATGGATTATATTGGCACATGAACAAGGGACAAGAAGATTTTAATAAAAATTACCACAAAGAAAAAACAACAAACTGTAAAGAAAAAAACGTTCAATTATTCCATATTTTTTCTGATGAGTGGCAAAATAAAGAAGATTTATTAAAGTCTATGTTGGCAAGCAGATTAGGAAAAGCCAATGTTGTTGGTGCTAGAAAATTAAAACTAATTGATAGCATGAAAAATTCATCTTATAAAGACTTCTTTGAAACAACGCATATTTCAGGATATACTCCTTGTTTAAAAGTATTTTCATTAGTTGACCCAAATACAAATGAAATTCAATGTGCCTTATCTTTAAGAAAGCCATTTCATTCACACTACAAAAATTGTGTTGAAATAGCTAGATTCTCATCAAAAGCATTTACGAATGTACAAGGGGGATTTAGTAAATTACTGAAACAAGCCATTAAGTGGGCCAAAGAAAATAACTTTGATAATATGTTGAGTTATTGTGACTTAAGATTTGGAACTGGAAATGTTTATTTGAAATCTGGATTTAATTTAGTGGGAGAAACGGAAATAAATTACTGGTACACAGACGGAGTTGTTAGATATGATAGGTTTAAATTTAGAGCACAACCTGGCAAACCAGAAAAACAAGTAGCAGAAGAAGCTGGTGTTTATAAAATATATGGATGTTCTAACAAAATTTACTTATTAAAATTGAATAACTGAATACTATTTAAGATAGTAAATACAAGAGGATTCATGAATAGTAAAATTTCTAAACAATCATTGCGTGAACATATTAAAAAAACTATTTTAGAAATAATGCTGGAAGCGTCTGATTCTGATAAGAATAGCCTTCCTCCTGATTGTAGTGCTGGTAAAGTAGGAGATGAATTCTTTTTTAAAAAACCTGATGGTGTTTTAAGCACTATGGATATCATTAATTCAATTCCAAAATATGAAAGAGAAAAAATAATCAATCAATTAAAAGCTCTTTCTTCTAAATGTGATAATGTTTTTGATAAAAGAAAAGAAGAAAGAAAAACTGATAAATTTTCTGCACAAAAGCGTTCAGCTCAAAGTTCTCGTCAATCTTATAAAGTACAAGACGAATCTGTTATTAAAGAAGATGAAGGCGAGGGCGGCGGTGATAGTGACAGTGATGGTGGAGATTCAATGAGTGAATCAAAGAAATCTAATAAGTGGATGCAAGGTGCAGTTAAAAAACCCGGCTCTTTACATAAGATTTTGGGAATACCAGAAGATGAAAAAATTCCTGTTAGCCTTTTAAAGAAAAAGAAAAAAGAACTCATGGATAAAGGAGAAGGGGATAAAATTATGGCAGCCTCGGATAAAAAACTTTTACAAAAAATTACTTTTGCATTAAATGCAAAAAAAGTAAATGAATCCTTAGTAGAAAATCATGATGAGTTTGGAAGAAGACTTTATAAAGATAAACATGATGGTTTTGGAATTTCAGATCAAGATCCAGATTTTGATGAACATTATGGAAATTATTTTGAAAAAAATCATGATCCCAACGAAGAAATAATTCAAGATTCAATTACGTCAGCAATGAAAGACCACATATTACATCATGCTGTTCATGGTACAAAACCAGAAGATTGGGATGTTTTAGATCTCATTGATGATATTATGGACGAACTTAATTCTCGTGAAGTAGACTATCTTGAAGAAAATCCAGAAATTGCCGAAGAATTAAAAGATGCTGCTATTCAACAAGCAAATTCTGTATTAATTAGCAAAATGCAAAAAGAAAGCAAGGAAATAAAATTACAAGAATTTGCTCCTCCTGGTGAAAAGTATAAAGACTTAATTCAGAGCATGAAGAAAAAAGGAATGCCTCTTAATGTAGCTTATGGCATTGCTTGGAAAACATATAACAAAGAAAACAAAAAGAACAAAAAAGTAAAAAAAGAATCTAAAACAATAGAAAATGATTTTTTCAAACCAACAGAATTAGATAAACTTTCACAATCTTTAATCTCTTTTTTAGTATATAAATATAAAAAGTCTGATATCACACCTGATGAACTAGATGCAGAGACTATTTTAGATGATTATATGTCAAGTGACATTTCCAATAAATTTAGTACGATATTTAAAAATAATATTTCAGACAATCAAGGCATATCAGTTGATTTAATCAAATTACTTAATAATGCAAAAGTTCGTGCTCAAAATATTGTAGATGAAATTCAAATAGAGTATAGACAAAAAATTCCTTCTCAAAAAGAAGACCAACTCGGGGAATCTAAAAAACAAAATAAAAGTTTAGAAATAGATTTGGAAACAGCAGATCCGGATTTATTATTATGGTTTATTAATAATAAACATAATGATTTTAAACCAAGAATAAGAAGAGTTATAAAATCAGCAACAATTACCAGGGATGAAGAAAAATGAACAACAAGATTTCTCTTAAAGAATTTAAAGAACAAATAATAGATTTGATTTATGAAGTTATGGAAGAAGAACTAGAAGCTTTGGCAGATAACAATAAATCACTTAATAAAGTTTCCGAGGAAGATATTGAAGCAGAGGCTAATCTAGATCCGAACAGACCTTGGGATAAGAATTCCCTAAATAGCCAAGCACGTAGAATATATGCCCAAAGAAAAAGAGACGCAAATAGAGAAAAGGCTAAAACTTCTGGATATGGTAAAGTAAGAGATGATAGAGAAGTTCCATCGGGTCTATACCGAGACAGTTTAGGCAATATAGCTGGCACACTTGATTGAATCAATAATTGAAAAACTCATAGATTTATATGCTTACAAATAGAAACAGGGATGAAAAAATGAACAACAAAATTTCTCTTAAAGAATTTAAAGAACAAATAATAGATTTGATTTATGAAGTTATGGAAGAAGAACTAGAAGCTTTGGCAGATAACAATAAATCAAAAAAAGACAATGATGATGATGATGCAGACCGTGTTCCATATGAGGACTTCATTGAAAAGAATTTTGAAATAACAAGTGCTGGTGATCAAATTTCTAGAGACAAAACAAATCCAGAAATTTATAGTCATGCTGCTAAAAACCCAATTCAAAGAGTTGCCATTTCAGCACCCGATGCTGTTTTTACAAAAAAGCGTGATTCATGAGTAAAGAATTATTAAAACAATTAATAAAAGAAGAAGTTGAAAATGCTTTAAATGAAGGATTAATGGATTCTTTAAAGGATAAAGCAGCAGGCTTATTAGATGATATCGCAAAAGATCCTACAAAATTAGCAATGTTCACAGGAGCAATGGCTATGTTGGGTTTACATAAAAGAGATATTCAATATATTATCAACATTCAAGACCCATACTTGCAAAAAGTTGAATTTAGACATTTAATGGATAAAGTTATTAGAACTACAGTAACTCCTAAAAGTATTCTAAGTTATTCTTATTTTGGCAAACGTCCTCAAATAAGAGATAAATAATTAAATCTCTACTGTGTAAGAAGAATCTATAACTTGAAAGATTTTAAATTTACAGGTTTTGTATTTTGTTTTTAGTTTACTTACTTCTTTTATACAGTCGTTCCTGTCATCATAAAATTCAACATAATCTATATTTTTTGTATTCAGAATTTCTTCAATTTCATTTGCTTTATAAATTCCATTATTTTTTCCTAGCGGAACTCCTAGAGCAGATACTTTTATATTCAAAAGATTTTGATCTAATAAAAATTGAAAAATCTCAACAGGTGATTGTCTTGCACTAAGTATTAAAATTTGTGTTGGAGAATAAAACTTATAAAGTAATTTAAGTCTAGAAAAAGTTTTTTTAATTATTTCATATTTGTTACTAGTTTCAAACTCTCTAAAATCAACAATGTCATCTTTGTCAAAGATATATTGATCGTAATCATGGCTTTGTAATAATACAATATCTCCGTTCTTTTTCTTAACAATAATTTTTGCTTCTGGTTTTATTAAGGTATTATCAAAATCAAAAATAAAGATAGGATTTTTATACAAATCTTCTTTCATATTGGAAAGATATCATCTTTGGTTAAGTTTTAAACCAATTTTATATAGTTTAAATCTATTTAACAACATGTCCACATTTATGACAACACTTAACCCAACAATTTGGGGTTACTGGAATGCAGACCCTGCTTTTCAAGTTGATGCTGATAAAATCGTTACTTATGTTTTTAGAAGTCTTGGAGAAGATGTTCTGTCTGTTGAATTAACAAAAAAACAGGTTTGGAAATGTTTTGAAGAAGCAACTTTGGCTTTTAATGCTTTTATGATTGAATATCAAGCTAAAAGTAATTTAACTTCACTTCTTGGTTCTCCTACTGGTTCCTGGAATTCTCAAACTGGTTATTCAACAATAAACTTACAAAATACATACGTAAGACCAACTTTAGAGTTTCTTGTTAGACAAGCTGAGCCCTATGCAGCCGAGGTGGGTTATGGAGGCGTCCAGGATACTTATTCTGGCTCTATAACTCTAACCATGGGTAAACAGGACTATGATATTTATACAGAGCTTAAAAACGACGCTGGACAGCCTATAGCGTCCTTAATGCCTTCGGGTTCAGCCGGGAAACTAAAAATACACGAAGTCTTTCACCAGGCTCCAATCCAATATGTTTTTAATTCAAACTTAGCATCAAACTTTGTAGCTCAAGGTCTACCAGTAGAATCTTATATTCCTGATACAAGATTTTATGTTTTACCACTCTTTGAAGATGTATTAAGAGCCGGAATGCTTGAAGCAGCACAAAGAGTTAGGCGCTCTCACTATTCATATAAAATATCAGGTCGTCACATAAGATTATATCCAGTCCCAAGTAACCTTATCCCAGGTTATAATGATAAATTATGGATCAGAGTCGGATATCCACAATCTAGTCTTTTAAATTACGAATTAAATGATTCTGGTAGTCTTGTATATAATAGTTCTAGTGCTGGAGGTTCGTCTACTGGTATTCCAGATGGTACCATTTTTGGTGCAAGCAATCCAGCAAATATTCCTTATGGTCTAATAGATTATAAATCTTTAAATCCTTGGGCTAGAAATTGGATCTTTCAATATACTCTAGCAAGATCAACACATTTACTTGGTTTGATCCGTGGTAAAATTAAATCACCCCTTCCAGTTCCAGGTGGCGAAGTTACTCTAAATGGCCAAGAACTTGTTGATGAAGCGAAAGAAACTATTAAAGACCTTACTGTCGGAGATAATGGTATAAAAACTAAACTTGATGCACTGTCTTATGACAAACTTCAAGAAATGGAAACCAATAAAGCTAAGCTTTTAATGGAGCAAATGGTTTTGCTGCCAATTTCTCCCTTATTTTGCATAAAAATGGGTTAGTGGAATTACGTCCCCTACCAACGTACTTATCTCTATATAAAGAAGATAAGCTATGAAAACATATTATAACGAACAATCAAATCAGCCAGATATAAGATAAAAAGAACATTGAATCAATAATTAATTTTATGTCGCGCTTATTTGTAACATCTCGGGAGATTCAATTCATTAATGACATTACCAAAGAAGTCATAAAGGACATTGTTGGTCAGTTTATTGTTTATTTTCCAATTACAACTCTTAAGACAAGAGTACATCCAATTTACGAAGAAGCTGTTAAAAAGATATTTGAAAATCCAATAAAACTAGATGTTTTGGCTGCTCAACCAAAAGTAACAAACAAATATTTTCAATTTGGAATGGAACAAATTACTACTTTGGAAGTCTTTGTACAGGCTCGTGATTTAATTGACAAAGGTTTCACTGTTAATGAAGGTGACTTTTTTGTTTACGGCACTCAAGTATATGAAGTTTCAAATTTTACTTATTTAAATAACTTATATGGTCAAGTAGAATATGAAGTAGGGTATAAAATTCTAGGAAATCCTGCTCGTATTGGAGAATTTGATCCAGAAATTTTTGTTAATCCAACAAAAGATAGCATTGAAACATATATTCAAAAAAATGTACAAAAAGAATTTGTTCAACAAAGAGGATTGCCAGAGAACAAAGAAGGGACAACTGGAGACTTTAGAGAGATGCGTGATAGACTCACTGAAGATATGCCTGATATTGCTCTCGGAGAAGGCCCAAGAGAAGTAACTGTTGACGAATCAAAGAAAGCTTCTACCTTTTATTCAGATGATTAATATTTAGATTGTATGAAAACTCTATCTTTCTTATAGGTTTTGTTCAAATATGTGACTTTATTATAGGAATAGGAATAGGAATATGAAAATAACAACAAATCATCTTAAAAGAATTATAAAAGAAGAGATTGAATCTATAATGAATAGTGGAGATGAAGGTGAATATATTTCAATTAAAGATATCAATGGAAAAATTATTTATAAATCAGAAACTGCTAAAAATATTAAAGAAGCACTAGAAGAAGCAGTTTCTAAAAAAATAGATCTCGAAATAGCAGCTCTTTTATATGTAGATCTTCAAGTAGCAAATCTTCAAGGAGCAAATCTCAAAGGAGCAGATCTTTCAGATGCAGATCTAGATGCAGCAAATCTTACAGGAGCAAATCTTGCTAGAGCAATTCTCTATAGAGCAGGACTTGAAGAAGCAAATCTTCAAGGAGCAAATCTTCAAGGAGCAGATCTTTCAAGAGCAACTCTTCAAGGAGCAAATCTTCAAGGAGCAAATCTTTGGAGAGCAAATCTTTGGGGAGCAAATCTTGAAGGAGCAAATCTTGAAGGAGCAAATCTTACAGATGCTGTAATGTCTAAAAAACATCAAAATACTGTGGATAAATATAAAGACTCAATTGTTGGGTATGAAACTATTGAATGGAATTAAATTATATCAAAACTCTATTAAAACAATTAATAAAAGAAGAGATTAATCTTGTTTTAAATAATTTAAACGAAGGAAGATTTGAGGATGTTGCTCTCAAGTTTCCCGAATTTAAAGATTCAATTTTATGGTTTAAAGAAAACAATTTAAACTCGAAATATATTGAGTGGCTTGCTAAACAATTTATAGTAAATGGATTTTCCGAACAAGAAATTGATAAAGAAGATTTACTTGAATTATTGAATAATTTTGATAATCTTTCAGAAAAAAATGTAGTTAAAAACAAGGATATAAATTCTTATAAATCATTATATGATTTAAGAAATCTAGTTGAATTTTCACAAGATCAATTAAAATCAAAAGAATTAAACAAAAAAAAAGAAAAAAAATATGAAACCATTTATAGCGATGGAGACTGGTTAGTAACCCAACCAAATTCTATGGAAGCATCATGTAAACTTGGTTCAAACACAAAGTGGTGTATTAGTGCTACAAAAGGCAATAATGCATTTGATAATTATTCTTCAATAGGAACTAGGTTTATATTTGTTTTTAATAAACAAAACAATAAAAAATATGCTATTTCTTACGTGCCTGATTCGAATGAAATTGAAATATTTGATGAACAGGATGCGAAATATGAACGATACATGTTAGGAAATTTATTACCAGAAAATATTATTAAGATAATCAATTCAAAAATAGGATTTGAAGCAGTAGGTGTAACATTAAGTATTTTTGATATAGATGGTAATAAAATTTATTCCTCAGAAACGGCAAATAATATAAAAGAAGCAATAATAGAGGCAATCGAAAATAATGTAGAACTTAAAGCAGCAAATCTTCAAGGAGCAAATCTTCAAAAAGTATACCTTCGAGGAGCAAATCTTGAAGGAGCAAATCTTGAAGGAGCAAATCTAGAGGACGCAAATCTTATAGGAGCAAATCTTCAAGGAGCAAATCTCTATAGAGCAAAACTTGCAAGAGCAAATCTTTATAGAGCAAGACTTGAAGGAGCAAATGTTCAAAAAGTATACCTTCGAGCAGCAACTCTTCAAGCAGCAACTCTTCAAGGAGCAAATCTTCAAGGAGCAAATCTTCAAGGAGCAGATCTTTCAAGAGCAAATCTTACAGGAGCAAATCTTGAAGGAACAAATCTTGAAGGAGCAAGTCTCGAAAAAGCAGAACTTCAAGGGGCAAACCTTCAAAGAGCAAATTTACAATATTTAAATTTTTCAATGGCAAATCTTCAAGGAGCAAATCTTACAGGAGCAAATATTGCAGGAGCAAATATTACAGGAGTAAATCTTGAAGGAGCAAATCTTGCAGGAGCAAATCTTGAAGGAGCAATTATTTCTAAAAATCAAATTAAAATTATAGAACCATTTAAAGATTCTATCTCAAGTTATGATAGGATTTACTGGGTATAAAATGTTAAATAAAAACCTATTAAAGCAATTAATAAAAGAAGAACTTGACTTGAGTTTATCTAATTCTTTTGATTTTGATACATTTAAAAATCTTAAAACTTTAGAAGAACAAATAGAATATTGTTCAAAGTTTTTATCTATTGTTGGAGAAGGTGGCGGTAGAATTGTATTTGATTTTGATACAAACAAAGTTTTGAAAATAGCAAAGGCACATACTGGATATGCTAATGGAATAGAGCAAAACAAAAAAGAATTAAAACTTTATACGAAATTACACTCAATTGGTATTGTTCCAGAAATTTATGACTATGACGCAAAATTTAAATGGATTTTAACTGAGAAGATAAATGTTTTATCTTTTGAAAACAGAGATGAAATTTTTAATTTTACTGGACTTTATTGGGATGAAATGGAGATTGTTTTTTATGAATTGTTTGGACTATATACTCCAGAACAAATTCTGAATCCACAAAAATATCCAAAACTAAAAGATGAAATAGAAGATTTAACAGATTTTGGTTCCGATTGGCGAACAAATAAAAATGTATTAAAACTATTTAAAGCTATTAAAGCTGGTGTGGGTGCTGAGGAAATCTTAGTTCCTTCTCATTTAGGTACAAAACAAGGAAGTGACGAATTGGTTTTGGTAGATTATGGGTTTTGAAAATGAATAAAAAATTATTAAAAGAATATATACAACAATTGGTTTTAAGTGAATATAAAACACAATTTAAAATAAATTATTTTAAAAATTTAAAAACCTCTAGTGAACGTTATGATTATGCAACAATTAATTTAAAACTATTAGGCAAAGGCTCGTCAAGGGCCGCATTTTTATTACCTAATACAAAGTACGTTTTAAAATTAGCATTAGCAGACGCTGAGGTTCGCGGAATCGCTCAAAATGAAGCAGAAGTAGGAATGTTTACCACACCAGGAGTTAAAGATATTATAACTAAAATATATGATTATTCTCCAGAATATACTTGGCTTATTTCAGAAGCTGTTCGTGGGGTATCTAACGATAACGAATTTAAGATGATAACAGGATTCACTATTAATGAACTGGACTCGTTTTTAGAACAAATTAATACTAAAAGATATAAAAGCATAGAAGAACTTTTAAATAAAGAAAAAAAATCTGTTAATAAAGATATAAAAGAATATCAATTATATAAACAAAAAGATATGGACGAAGACGAAGAAGATATTTTTAATTTAAAATTAAATGAATTAAAAAAGGATTTAGTTTTTTATGAAGAACTTTCAAATAATAAATATTTAATCGGAATTGACAATCTCTTGCTTATTGGACATTTTCCAGGTGATTTAGCATATTCCGACCATTGGGGAATTACAGTTAATGGAAATCTTGTATTACTTGATTATGGTGCATCAAATGAAGTGATAGGGAAATATTACTAGTGAAAAATAAAAATCTAAATATTATAATAGAAAACATGGTAGAGAAAGTTATAACTCAAACTTATGAAAAAAATGGACAAAAATCCAAAAAAACATTTAATTTTTCACATATGAAAGATATAGAAGACTTAGAGGAATTAATTTTTTATGCCAAATCTACTTTGCCGCCACTATCAATAAGTGACAATGGGCCAAATTCTGGAAGTTCTAGACTTGTTTTTCATTTTGGTACTGGAAAAGTATTAAAAGTAGCTAGAAATGACTACGGAGTAGAACAAAATTCTGCTGAGATTTTTGCCTCCAGGAAATTTCCTGATTTGGTTGTAAAGACATATGATAATGACCCAGGATATAAATGGATATTATCAGAAGCAGTAAGAGCAGTTTCAAAAGAAGAATTTGAACAATTTACAGGGATAAAAGATTTTAATTTATTTTCAGACTTATGTTTACAAGCAACTTTGACAAATATAGATGAAACGGATGAATTTGATGAAATTAAAGAACTTCCGTTTATTAAAAAAATATTACAGTATTTTAATAGAGGTCTAGATATAGCAGATATGGGAATTATAATACATTGGGGAAAGAATTCTTCTGGCGAACTAAGATATTTAGATCCAGGGTTATCAGATCCTAATTGGTCATAAAATGAGTGATTTAAAAAAATTTATAAAAGAAGTTGTTAAGCAGAAATTATCAGAGAATTTCATTGGCAAAGATATAATCCAGGAATTAAAAAGTGCAGAGGATGTATATCATGTATTTGAAATTTTAGAAAATCATGGTGTAAAAAAACTAGGTGAGGGTTCATCTAGAACTGTTTTTAGAATATCTACTAACCGAGTTATTAAAGTAGCTGGTGGGGATCAAGCAGATATAGGGGCTGGTTTAGGACAAAATGAAACTGAGGTTAGTGTCTACACAAACCCAAGGACAAAAAACATTGTTTCTAAAATTTATGATTATCATAAAAACTACTGGTGGATAATATCAGAGCGTGTTATCCCATTTAAGAGTCCAGTAGAATTTCAAGAACAAACAGGATTATCTTCTGCGTTTACCAGAAAATTTATTGAAACTATTTTTAAAACAAATAAAAATGGCGAAGAAGCTTTAAAACAAGAGTATGAAGAACAGAAACAACTAAATACTTTACGAAGCAAAAATTTCGTTTCAAATTATGAAAATGCTTTCTTTGGTTCTTCAAAAGATTTTTTTAATGAATTATCTGAATTGGTATTAAATAACGATTTAATTCCTGGTGATATTGCATATGACCATTTTGGCAAGACAGAAGATGGCAGAATAGTATTGTTTGATTCTGGTTATGATGTAAATGTTAACAAACAATACTATTAAAATTTATTGTTTGAATATTTATAATTACAATGACTGATGAAAACAATGTTATTAGGCAAAATATCCCACAAGGCTCCGAGGATGACTTAGGGCATCTGGCGTCTGGATATGGTAATGATGGCGGTTCGGTTAGTACAACATTCAACATACCTTCTTGTGGTATTGAGGATTGTGATACTTCTGTTTATAAACTATTCAGCCAAACAATAAAATGGTCTACCAGATCAAAAACCGGAAACAATCAATCAGTTGATATTAAAAAACCAACTGTTATTTTTGCGACAGGTGAGCGTTTTGCTGTTGCTAAAAGACTTAGACCTCCAAGAGATAAAAATCAAGTATTAATATTACCAGCAATTTCTATTAGAAGAACTAGTTTAGAACAAACCTCTGATGACATCACTGGTAGAGGCATGAATCAATTCACTGGTGATCTTGTAATTAAAAAGAAACTATCAGAAGATGATTCAAACTTCCAAAACATTATAAACAAGTTTGCTTTTAAAAATTTAGCCCCTGGTATTTCTACAGAAAGAAATCAAGGAGAATTAGAACATTCTACAGCAAAAACACAAGGAGCTTTTTTAGATCCACAAATTTCAAATAACATGTTTGAAATTTATACTATACCTCAACCACAATTTTTTACAGCAACATATGAAGTTATTTTTTGGACATCTTATACTCAACACATTAATTATATGATAGAAACATTAATTTCTTCAATGTTACCACAAACCAGAGGATTTAAATTAGGAACTGACAAAGGCTACTGGTTTCTGGGATATGTTGATGAAACTTTCAATAGTCAAGATAATTTTGAAGATTTCACAGAAGACAAGCGTGTTATAAGATATAATTTCAAATTATCAGTAAAGGGATTCATATTAGCTCCAAATGGTCCAGCAAACATGGTTCCTATAAGAAAATATATTTCTGCTCCGATGATTGTTTTTGAAACATATGAAACAAACAATACAGATATAATTAGAACAAGAGATGCAGACGTGCCTCCTTTAGTAAATCCAGATGGAGATAAATTTATTTTATCAGATGTTCAAAATACTTTAAATGTAAAAAAAGAATCTTCACAACAAAAGTTTTTAACTAAAAAAGAAGTATTAAATCCCATCACTGGTAAAAAGACAATAAAATATGTTAAATTTTTAAGTTCAAATCAAAAAAAAGGAGAAACCGCTTATTCTGCGTCTGATTTGGGCACATTAGAAGAATTTCTTATAGAACAAACAAAATAATAAGTAAAAACGGTCTTTTATATCCCTAATTACCAGAAGCTAGGTAAATTTTTTAGCAAGAGGAATAAAAGATGGCAGAACAAATTTTCAAATCGCCAGGGTTTTACGAAAGAGAAATAGATTTAACCACTGAGGTACAAGGACCAACTGGTATTCCCGGTGGTGTAATTGGAATGTCTGAAAAGGGGCCAGCTTTCGTTCCAGTAACCGTAGGCTCTTTTAATGATTATGTAACCAAGTTTGGTTCACTAGATCCAACTATGCCTGCACCTTATGCAGTTAATGCATTTTTGAAAAACAAATTTGCATTAACCTTTATAAGAACATTGGGGGCTGGGGCAAATAATACTATTTCAGATATAGACACAACCAGAACACAAGGGGTTGTTGTTAATGCAGGATTTAAATTAAGTGGTTCGGTTGTTAATGCAGGTGTTGACAATAGACACAACCAAACTGTTCAATTTCTTACTGCACGACACATTGTTTCAAATAATGAAACATATGGTATGCCTTTGTTTTCTAACAATTCTTCATATTTTACAACTGGTTCTTCAAATGAAGTAAACTTAGTTCGTGGTGTTCTTTTTTCTACATCAGACTCAAGAATAATGGTTTTGGGAGCTGCTGATTCTTTTTCTAATGCATCGGACGATTTTGCAACGCCAGATACTAGTGGTAAATTTAAAATAGTAATTTCTTCTTCGGCTGGTTCTACCTTTGGAACTTCTGATGGAAATAACGGAATAAAGATTGTTACTGCTTCTTTAAACCCCACAAATGATGATTATGTTGGTAAAGTACTTAATACTGATCCTCAAAAATTCGCAGAACAAAAACACTTATTGTATTTAAATTTTGCAGTAGATGATGAAATAGCAACGCTTTTCACAGGTAGTAATGCGGTTTGTATTGCATCGGGTTCAGCTAATACATCTCTGAATTCTGGTAATACTACATTGCCATTTAGAAATGCATTTGGTCGTTATGATACAAGATACACATCTGCTAAAACACCAACAATAATATCTCAGCCTTTTGGTTTAACAGAATATGACTTGTTCTATTTTGAACCATTAACAGATGGTGCGCAACCAAATAGTAACATAAAAGTTTCAATTGCAAATATTCAAGCTTCTACAGATCCTAAAAATCTTTATGGTTCTTTTACTGTATTGATTAGAAATTTCTCTGATGATGACTTGAATCCTGAGATATTAGAACAATTCACCGACTGTAACTTAAATCCTGATAGTGATAAATATATTGGAAGAGTTATTGGCGATAGAAAAGTTTACTTTAACTTTGACGTTGAAAACACGGATGATCGTAGATTGATTCGTAATGGAAATTACGGTAATCGTTCAAGATTTGTAAGAGTTGTTGTAAATACCTCAGTAGAAGAAAAATCTATTCCTTTGAATTGTTTGCCCTTTGGTTTTAGAGGAATTGAAGTATTAAAGACAAATGCAACATTATTTGATGCTGTTCCCAGTGATGCTTCTATTATACGTCTTGGTGCTACTGGTTCTGCAAACTCAACAGAAAGCCGTTTAATTAACGCAATTGTTCCACCTCTTCCATTTAGATTTAAAGTAACAAGAGGAGAAATAACAACATCCGTTGGTCCAGTTGGTAATCCTGGTCCTACTGAGGTTGCAGATACCAGATATTTCTGGGGTGTTAAGTTTAGTAGAAACAATTCAAATGTTTTGAATGTAAACATTAATTCTGAGATTAATAATATAGTTGAAGCTTATACTAAATTTGCCGGTCTTAACAAATTAGACATGTTGGTAACTGGCTCGTCAGCTGATACATTTAATAATAACAAATTCTCTCTAGCAAGAGTTGCTTTGGGAAATAGTTCATTATCAGATATAACTGCTTCAATTCCACAACACATGAAAGCCACTGCATATATTCGTGATGGCGTTCCAAATCCAAGCGACTATACCATAAATGATGGTATTATAAATCGTGTAACCTTTGCTACCCTTCTACAAAAAGATACTGCAACCAACTTTAATAAATTTGGAAACTTTGCTAAATTTACTACTGTGTTTTATGGTGGTTTTGATGGTTTAAATATTCTAGATAAAGAAACTGGTCGTATGACTGATAAAGCTTCTTCAAATGAAGCAAATGGTGGAGCGAATGTTTCTTATACATCACCAGGATTTGCTACCAATCAAAATGGTTCAGGTAAGTTAAATAATACAATAGTAAGTTATCAAAAAGCCACAGACCTAATGACGGATTCATTTTTATCAAATGTAAATGTTTTCTCCATTCCAGGACAACGTGAGCCTCTTGTTACAGATTATGCCGTACAAAAAGCAACAGATTATGCCTTAGCAGAATTTATAATGGATATTCCATATTATGATTCCGATCAAGTTCGTATATTTGATGGCGAAAAAGGAAGATATATTTCTGTAACTAAAACAGCAGATTCATTTGAAACAAGAACTGTCGATAGCGAATTTGGTGCTGCTTACTTCCCAAATATTATTATTGATGATACTACAAATAATAGAAGAGTAACATTACCTGCCTCTATCGCTGCAATGGCTGCTATTTCGTATAATGACAAAGTAGCATATCCTTGGTTTGCCCCAGCAGGTTTCAATCGTGCTTCTCTTGATTTTGTTAAAATGACTCAAGTTAAAGTAAAACAACCCGAAAGAGATAGACTATATACGGTTCGTATTAATCCTGTTATTAAATTACCAGGCGAAAGCTATGTAATCTTTTCACAGCAAACACTTGAACAAGCAGGAACGGCACTACAAAGCTTGAATATTCAACGCATGGTTCTTTCCTTGAAGCAACAAATTTCTCAAGCCGGAAATGGCATTATCTGGGAACAGTTGACTCCTGCCCTAAGAGAACGCTGGGTAAATATTGTTAAAACAATAATGTCCACCGTACAAATAAAAGACGGAATTGAAAGATTTGATATTGTTTGTGATGAAAGAAACAATACCGAACTAGATGTTCTTAATAACAAAATGAATTGTAAAATCAAATTCGTTCCAGTAAGAGTAGCAGAATTTATTGCTATAGACTTCATCATAACAAATAGCGGCATTCAATTTACCTGATAGAAATAAGATATAAAGGAATATAAAAATGGAAAAAAGTTTAGTTAAATTATTAAAAGAAGCAGATGAATTGGATTCTTTAAATTCACCAGTAAAAACTAGTTTTATGAATGATAAAGGAAAAGATAGACCTGTTCCTATTATTAAAGTTTATGCAAAATATTTCGATCCACAAATTGATGGATTTGGAGAATTTGAAAGAGAAGCTATGTTTCCTGCTGACGTTGAGATGGTTACAACAAACAAAGGAACCGGCATGGGTTTGGTTTTAAAAGAACCCATGGAAGACGAAGTAGATAGTTCTTATGTTGAAGCAGTTTTAGATAAACTTACTTCGGTAGTAAAACGATATGGTGCTGTACAATTAAAAGCTATTGGTAATGGAAAAAACTATATTTCAAATTCTGAAGTTGATACACTAAAAGATTATACTCCTGAGGAAGCTTTAGAATTAGGCATGAGCCTTGATGATAAAAGTAAAAATGCAATTTATAGATTTGAAATTACAGGTCTTGATGACAACGAACTTTCTTATGTTAAAGATAAACTAAAAGAAAGTGGTGTTTTGTCGGAAAATGTTTCTGAAAAAGCAAGACTTATGGCATTAGCGGGAATCGTATCAGAATCACAAGATACTTTAGAAAAAGTTGATGTTACTGAAGATAATTGGGAAGATGCAGACTTAGCTTTAGACAATAAAGATAAAAAAACATCCATCAAAGAATTTAGAAATGTTGTTAGAAAAATAATAAAAGAAGAGTTAACAAGAAAATTCTCTAATAATAAATGAAAATCAAAATTAAAATTCGAAATTATTTAATACTTAATAGGAGTATAAGGGTATAACCAAATGACAGAACTAAATTATAAGTCAGCAGGAGTCTCAGCAAGAGTCATAAATTTAACAGGTCCAACGGCATTAAGTCCACTTGGCATACCAGCAGGAGTAGTCGGAACTTCCGAAAAGGGGTTAGCTTATGTTCCTGTTACTGTTCCTACTATGCAAGATTTCATTGTACTTTTTGGAAAACCATCTGACGGGGCTTCAAATGGTCCCTTAGCTGTTTCTGAATGGCTCCGCAATGCACAAGCTTGTACTTTTATTAGAGTATTAGGTATTGGCGACGGAAACGCAAGAACGCTTGATGGTAACAATACTGGCAAAGTAAATAATGCCGGTTATGTAGTAGGAGATCAACAACCTCAATCGACACTTTCAGGTGCTCTTGGTACAAATTTATTTGCAAATACTGGTGGACCTCTTGGAAGAACATATTTTCTTGGAGCGTTTATGTCACAATCTGCTGGTTCAACATATTTGAACGATGCAGGTTTGGCTGGTCAAGGTGTACCAATGCTTCGTGGAATGATCATGGCAGCCTCAGGAGTTGTTTTAACGCTTTCAGATTCTTCTGGTGGAGATAATACCACACCAAGTGTTACTGCCTCTGCTGCTACCCTTAAAGGCTTCCAAACTGGCTCTGTTAACCTTGCTTCTGGAAAACAAGAATTCGTTTTATTCTTAAACGGTCACAAGGCAACAAACACATCATATCCAAATATCTTAACAGCTTCTTTTGATCCTAGTGCTCCAAATTATTTTGGAAACATTCTAAATAAAGATCCTTATAACTTGGAAGATGCTGGTTATTACTTATATGGATATCATGATATTTATCCAGCCGTTGCAACCGTGACAGGCTCGGGTATTATTGCAATACCTTCTGGTGGAAATGTTGAAAGAATTGCTTTCATTCTTACTGGTTCGAGTGTTAGAAATAGTGGTTCTGTTACTGCACCTAACTTTGAAAATTTCGAAGATAGATATCGTACAGCACTTTCACCCTGGATTATTTCTCAAAAATTTGGCGGAAATCCACAAAATCTATTTAGAGTTCATTCTTTAAGTGATGGTCGTGGTCAAAATGAAGCTTTCAAAATTTCAATAGAAGCAATTTCTCCTTCGACAAATGGTGTAAATCCTTATGGTACTTTTGATCTTGTAGTTCGTGAAACAAACGATACAGATAAAAATAAAAAAATAATTGAACGCTGGACTAAACTTTCTCTTGATCCTAGCTCGGCTAGATATATTGCAAAAGTAATCGGTGACTATAATAATTTTTATAATTTCCAAGCATCAGTAGATGAACAAAAAATTATAAATGAGGGAGATTACCCAAATCAATCTAAATATATTAGAATTGAAATGGACTCTTCTGTATCTGATAGTGAAATTGATCCATCAGCCATTCCATTTGGTTTCAGAGGAATTCAGCATTTAGTAACTTCAGGTACTTCCCCAATGGGTAGCTATACTGATAGCACTATTCTAACATCAACAAATCCTTGGTTTAGTTTAATACAACCACCTGTTCCATTTAGAATGAGTTTGAGTCGTGGTTCGGCACCTAACAATGTTGCTGATAAATCACTTTACTGGGGAATTCAATTTGAACAAGTTATGTCTGTTACAGAACCAAATTCTACTACAGTATTTAATAGTTCTATTAATAGCTTTACAAAATATTATCCAGATTATCAAACAGCCTGGATGAATGTTGTAGCTTCAAACAACCAAGGTACTCCTGATACTGCTGCAAATGGAATAGTTGATGCGGATAAATTCAACAACAATTTGTTCCTTTTGGATAAAGTAAAAGTTGTTTATGTGGCAGCATCAAATTCACCAGATTTAAATAACTTGGAAGATTGGGTTTATGTTAGAAGTGGCAACATAACAACTGATGTCGTCAATTTAACTCGTGCCCTTACAGTAAGTGATTTAACAGACCCCTCAGTAAGACAGGTTGCTAAATTTACCTTGCCAATTCAAGGTGGGTTCGATGGAACAAGAATATTTGACAAAGATACCGATAGCTTAACCAACAAAGCAGTTATTGAAGAAATGAATAATTTCTCTCGTGGCTTCTCAAATGGTTCAACTATTCAATCTTATCAAAAGACTTTGGATATCTTGAATGATACATCTGAGCTTGACGTTCAAATTATTTCAATGCCTGGCATTCGTCATAGATACATAACAGACCAAGTTTTGGCCGTGGCAGAAAATAGATTCGATGCAATTTATATAATGGATCTTGAAGAAAAAGATACCACCGATGCAGATATTTTGAATTCTAATGACCAAAATGTTAGCGTAAGAAATACTATTAATGACTTTACAAACAGAGGATTAAATTCTTCGTTCGGTTCAGTATATTTCCCAGATTGTATCATGAGAGATACTGTTAATGGCGTAATTCGTAGAGTACCACCATCAGTAGTCGCTTTAGGTGCATATTCAAACAATGACTCTATTGGTTATCCTTGGTTTGCTCCAGCCGGGTTTGCTCGTGGTGCCCTTGCGACAACTCAAGAAGCAGCAGTGCAACTCTCAAGAGAAAACATGGACGATCTCTATACCTCAAGAATAAATCCAATAGTAGCTTTCCCAGGCTCAGAGGGAACTGTTATTTGGGGACAAAAGACTTTACTTAATGCTGAGTCATCTCTGGAAAGAGTAAATGTTCGTAGATTGATGCTTAGTCTTCGTCGTCAAGTACGTAGAGTCGCAAATAGATTCTTGTTTGAACCAAATAAAGAATCAACACTTGCAAGATTCCAACAACTTGTTCAACCTATCCTTAAAAAGATTCAAGACCAAAAAGGCGTTGACCAATATCTTGTCAGAATTGACACAACAACAACAACTCAAGTTGATATTGAAAATAAAACAATTCGTGGTAAAATATTTATTGTTCCAGTTCGTACACTTGAATTCCTTAGCCTTGATTTCGTTCTTACCAACCAAGGTAATTTCGACATATCTTGAAATAAGAAATAAAATAAAACTTAACTTAAACCCACGATTCTTGTGGGTTTTTTGTTTTTGCTTGCATGAAAAATATTCTGTGCTATGATCCTCTTTGGAGAATTTATGACACATATAAGACTGAATCACAATGCAAACACATTACAAGAAGTAGAAATTTATTATAGGGAACGAGCAATTCAAATGCTTTATGAAAATTACTACTGGGATAGTAAAATTATTCCGTTTGAAGATCTCGGGGCATATACTTTCTTTAGTAAAGATTATTCAAAACCAATGGTAAGTTTTTATGTATTTGAAAATAAACGTGGTCAAGGAGCCTTTAATAAATTTATAGAAGAATGGTGGATAAAAAACAAGTGGTTTAATTTTGTAACAGCAGAAGATTGTAATTTAGAAGAATATTTTAAAACAAAAAATATACCTTACTTGTTAACAAATAAATTTCAACAAAACTCTGCGGCTTATAATTTAATAACAAAAGTATATGGGAATACAAGTTCAATTAGATCTAAAACTCCATATATGAATCATATTGATGAGGGAATCGCTATAATGAAACATTATAATTTTTCTGAGAGTTCTATAAATGCCTTTTGTTTACATCCTATTTTTCAAGTAGATGACTTGTTTGCTACACACGGAAAAGATATAATCGGTGATCAAAATAAATATAACTTAAACCCAAAAGATATAATGCTTGCTTTAGAATATAGAAATATAGCAAATGCTTATCTTTCTTTTAGAAAAATTAACTCTATAAAAGAAATTAGTCTTTCCCCACTAGAAGAAGTAAATCAAATGTTGATAGCTGATAAAATTCAAAACTATAAAGATTTTATGTTGTATCACTATAATAAACATGAACGCTCAAGAGAACTATATGAATATTTTCACAATTGGTTCTCAGTTTTAAAAGTAGATATAAACGAAGCAAACTCAATAATAGAAGATATTACTAATTTCAGAGCACTTACAAAATCATTATAAAATGCTTAAACTATTAATAGAAAATATAAAAAATGATAGTATCATTTATGCAATTAAAAATACTACCAATAATAGAATTTATATTGGTAGTGTCTCAAATGGGGCTAGAAGATTTTCGGAACATAAAAATGACCTGATTAACAATTGTCATATTAATAAATTTTTACAAAATGATTATAATAAAAATGATAGTGAAAATTTTATCTTTTTTATATTAGAGGTTTTACAAAATAAAAATGATTTAGTACCAACAGAACAAAAATGGCTTGATGTATTTTACGACAAACAAATAAATTGTTA